ATAAGTTGCTCTGCGAGATAAGAACCACATTGCCCAGAAATCCCAGTTATAAGTGCTACTTTATTAATACCCATATCTTTTATTTAATTTACCACATATCTCTTTAAATAACTTTATGTATTTGGGATACATTTCTTCCCAACTAATTTTTTGTGCTATTTCATCTGCTTTCTTTGAATCTGCCTCTATGTCTTTGTTGGCATATTCATCTATCTTTTTTGCTAGTGCTTCTGGTTCTATATTTGCCATTAAGATTTTTCTTTTGTCGTGTCTTACCTGCATCTCTAAAAATCTGTCTGCTTCAAACATCCACTCTTTTGGAAGGAAAGTATTGTAAGGATACATATTCGTTCCTAGAACTGGCATACCCGATGATAGTGCTTCTTGAATTGGCAGTGATAATCCGTTGAACTTGTGAGGTGCTAGTAATACATCTCCTTCTCCATATAATTCTTCTCTGCTAAAATTACCTAGTCCAATTTTAATTCTGTCGTCTGGTATATCATATATTGATACCTGTGACCTTACTATGAACTTAACATCTGATTTAACTAGTGGTATGGCTTTTTCAATTATATCGTAACCATTTCTTTGAAACGAACCACCATTGCCATTATTAAATACGAACATCTTTGCTTTCTTTCTTAATTTAAATGGGAACTTCTTTCTATCAACTGGTGCCTGCAAGTATTCAACTTGGGTTGGATAATCCTTGTAAACCTTGAAATCTAAGAGTGATGGACATAAATACATATCTGGGTGTATTGGTGGCTCTGGGTTTGTCCATTCATACATTGGTATAAGAACTGTTTTAATCCCTCTGTCTCGTGCCATTTTAATAACATTCCAGTTGTATGGAGTTTCAAAGATTAGAGCCATATCTATATCTTTTAAGAACTCATCTATTGCTTCTAGTTTCGGTCCCCAAGTCACTATTGCTTTGGGATATCTTTTGAAGTCCTCGTCTTTCTTTCCAACAGCGACAACAAGTTCTTTTGTAATTTCGGGGATATTCTTCCAGAAATCATATGTCATACTTCCTAATCCCCCGTTATCTACTTTCCAATAATAGCAACCCTCTTTATCTTTAAATGTGAAAGCTCTTAAATATCTAGTCAGGTCTTTTGCTTTGTTTAGGTCTTTCCTGTAATAAGTCTTCCCTTTTTGGGGTTGTTTTTGGGCTTGATAATCACCCGTTATAATTTTTACGAACCACTCTTTGAACATCTTATAAACTACTTCCATTGCTCTATCAAATAATTCTTTTGCTGTTTCTTTTTTATTTATCTCAAACTTTTCTATTTTTATAATATCCCCAGTATCTATATTCTCATCTATTTTGTGTAATGTTATTCCAAACTCTTTTTCTCCGTTTATTATTGCCCAAGTGAATATTCCTACTCCTCTGTATTGTGGTAATATCCCACAATGGAAGTTAAAGCATTCTTTCTTTGTAATCTCTGGCGGGAATAGTTTATTATATAAAACAGATATTATTATATCAGCTTCACCGTTAGTTAATTCGTATCCTTCTGGTAAATTATCTTTAGCCCATTCTCTGCACTTGTAGCCTATGGGATAAGATGTGAATATTTTAACTCTCATTTTTGTAATAAAGTATATTATTTCCAAGCTTTCCGCTTCTTTTAAATCCAACTGACTTATAAAACTTTTTAGCTATTTTATTGTCCTGTTTTGTATAGGCGAATATTATATCAGAATATTTCATCTTCTTGATAACTTCGCTGACTAACATCTTTCCAATTCCTTTTTTTCTATGTTTCTTATCAACCCAAAGTTTGATTATTTCAACAGTATCATCGGTTCCGTATCTCCACCATATATGTCCTTCTGGAACATTTATTTCGTTAAGTTCTTTTAATCTTGCTTTTTTTTCTGGGGTCATAATTTAAGCAGTCTTTTGTTTATTTCCTCTGCCATAACAGACGGAGAATAATTATCTTTTACCCATTGCTGACATTCCTTTACATCTAACTGTGGTGTGTTATCCCATAACTCTTTTATCTTTTTCTTTAAGTCCTCGTAAGAATCGTGTTTGAAATACCATGCTCTGTCTCCTAAGTAATCTCTTGCCCCGCAATAATGTGAATCACTCACTAAACAGGGTTTTCCTAAGTATGTTCCCTCTATCAGCGTTAATCCGCCAGTAGATGCCTCGTAATATGGTGATACCAAGAATGAACACCTTGATATTCTTCTCTTGTGTTCTCTCCAGTCAACAGCGTCACTTCCCCTTGCAACAAATGGAATATCTAATTCATTACAAGCCCTTTCAAACCAACCGAGATTTCTGTCTGGAATGCTTCTTAGTGGATTAAATACAAATCTATTATCAATTATCTTATCATCAAAGAACAGCGAAAAGGTTTTGATAACAACGCCGTTATCAAGATTAAACCATTCTTTCATTCTTTTAACCGTGCATTCTGACGGACACCATACTTCTTTACATTCAGCCAGTAATTCTCCATATCCTTTATAGTCATAAGTAAGTAAACCTAAGGATGCTAGTTGTTCTGGTGAACTATTCCATGCCCATTCGTATATGTCCCAGTTATAGCAAAATAAAGGTATATTAGGATACTGCTTGTGTGCCAGTTTTGTTATCGGCATCTGGCTAATACTCATAGAAATTATAACATCACAAGTTTCATCACAGTCATTTATTATTACATCGTGCCTTAATTGTCTAAGCTCATCATAAAGGTGAATTAAAAAGTTGCTTTTTCCTTCTTGAACTCCCCCTGTAGGCATAATTAAACTAATTTTCATATTTACAAATTGCTATTATTTTTGGATTTAATTCTTCCCTATAAACAAATGTTTCAACTTTGCCGTATTTGTTTCTGTTATTTCTTCTTCAAGCGGAGTTGAAAGTGCTAACGTTCCTCCTTTCTTTAATATCCTGAACATTTCTTTTAAGAATAATTCTGGGTCTTCTGTGTGCTCTAATACTTCTCCTGCCACTATGTAGTCAAAGTAATTGTCTTTTAATCCTGTTTTATTGAAATCTGCTACTACATAATTGATGCCTTTGTATTTTGATTTGAGGTCTTCTATCACTTCTTCTGCGAAATCTAGTGCCCAGAATTCACTCTCTGGGTATTTCTTTTTTCCCTCTACGCAGACAGGAGAATTAAGACAACCTATGTCTATTAGTTTTCCTCCTTTGAATTTGCCTGTTAAAATCTCAAATCTTTTCTGGTCAATATAACTTATATCTCCACCACTTTTCCTATAATTAAAGGCAGAGTATTCTGGGATATTAAAGTTTTCTGTTCTTAGTCTTTTCATATCTTTTTTTAAAACACTTTTCACATAAACGATATTCAACTTCCCCATCTACTGTGCTGGAATAATGTGCTGTTTCACTGCACTTATCGCACTTGTATCTGGGAACTATGCTCATTCTTGCGTTAGCGTGATAGTTACCTTCTGGTCTTCTTGCTAACTTTCTCAGGGACTGACTTGGTCCCCCCTTACTTGGTTTTATCCTTTCGCTTATTCCCCTGTAATGTTTTAGTTGAACCATAAATAGTGTTAAGCATTTGCTCAATTCTATCTTTATAAGTTGCGACCTTTAGGCATTGTTTCCTGCCTTCTTTTTGGATTGCCTTTCTTTGTTCTTCGTTCTCTAAGAAATAATTTATTGTTATTATCATCTCTTTAAATCCCTTGTATCCAACGAAGTGTTTCCCTTCTTGAAACTCATCTTTGAGTCCGTATAAATCTGGATGAACTAGAAATCCGCCACTACCTAATGTCAAGTAAAATCTTGATGACCAGTAAAACTCATCAAATGGATATTCTGGTGCGATAATAATCTTTGCTGAGGCACATAAATCATTCAAATCCCTATTAAATACATTGTGAAAGAACTTTATTTTGTCTCCGTAAATTTTCTTTAATCCCATCGCCCAATTTTCTCTCTCTCCATAAATACTGCCTGTGAAAGCAATATCGCATTCGTATTCTTTTCTTTTCTTTCCCGGAGACATATCCTCGTTTCCTATTCCTTGTCTTAAACAGTGAACATTATTATATTTGTGCCTTCTTCTCCAAGTATCATCGGTAACAAATACATGGTCTGTATAATCTATCAGTTCGCTTACTATCCCTTCTCTCTCTCCATAGATTTTATCAAGATACCACATAACCTTTTTGGGCATCATGTGAAATATTATCCATAATAAATCATCTCTATTTATGTTTTTTCCAAATCCTGCCTTGTGATACAGAAACATATCTGCTTTTATGCTTGTTAGTTTTTTGAGGTCTTCAAATTTCTTTAGGGAATTCTCGTGAAATGGAATAACCTCGTGCCCTAACCGTTCAAAAGCATACTTAATATGTTCTTCTGTTTTGTCTGAATTCTTGTTGTTAAAATTGCCTAGATATAAAATTTTCATATTTTGGTATCTGAATGGCTTTCTGAGGATTGAGTTGGGCAGAAAGCCACCTACTCAATCACCCAGACACCAAGTTATTAACTCACTGCTAATAGCTGAACACCACGTTTAGCATTCAACAATTTGTGTCCATAGATAATGTCGGCGATAATCTTTTTTCTAAGATGTTCGCTGTCTTTTACCGAGAAATCAACTCCTGTTCTTCCGAACACGATAGAGCTCGGGTGAGCAATACCATTATGTACTGCCTCGGAATCATCTGTTGAAGAAGTAAATGTGTTCGGAGTTAACAATACTGGAATTCCATAAAGCATGTCATGAAATCCGTGTGGAACAGTAGCCTTTCCAAATTGTGAAGCGTCGTAGTATTTCTGAATAGACAAGATGTCTCTAGTATAAATCTTTGGATTAAAGAAAAATACACATTCGTCCATTGAGACACTATTAGAGTTCAATATTCCAAGAGCACTCTCAACATTGGTTGCAACTAATGAAGTATCAGTTGTACCAGCTGTTGGAGTAAAACTCTTAAAATTACTTAATAGGTCTCTCTCAAGTGTTCTTGCTAACTTGTATCCCATTGCCTGTGAGTACTCGTCAATAAGATTTGGTCTTTTCATTATCTCTCTTTCCTCAAACTTGGTGATGTAGAAAGCGTTACCGTACCACTTGTCAATAGTTAATGCGGTTTTAGTTTCACTAATATCGGTTGCTATTACATTACCAGAGGTTACTGGAATAGAAGCTGAACCTGAAAATGTGTCAGAAATGTGAGGAATGTAAAGGTCATCAGTTCCCTCAATTTCATCTGACCTGTCTTGGAACACTCTTGCTGCATATAATTTCTCTTTTAAGAATCTATTAATCCTTGGACTCCAAATTTGGGGCCTATAAACGTCATACTTGTCATCAGAAAAACCTGCTGCCATGTTATAATCCCTGCCTTCCTATCTTAGTGGATTGTTCTCTTACAAACTGTTTAAATTCTTTCGGTGACATTTTTTCAATGTCTTCTGTAGTTTTTTCAGAGCTACCAACAAAAGATTGAGAAGGTTCGGGTACTTTATTTTCGTCTGCGACCTTTTCTCTCTTTGCTTTGATAGCCGTTTGAACCCAGTCATCTTTAGACGCATCTACTAAAGCATTAATAGATTTGTCTTTTGCATTTCTAACCATGAAGTCAACTTCTTCCTCGCTAAATCCTTCAAGGGCTTTTGCGAGTTTCACCATTGCTATGGGGTCATTAGTTGAGGGCATGTCGGAAATCTCGTCAGACTTTTTGAGTCCTTCAAGTTTCTTCTTTGCTTCTTCATATTTGTCTTTGAAATGCTTTTTCTGGGCTAGAGCCGACTTTAGCTCTTTTGATTCTTCAGTTTTCTCTGGAGACTTTTTAGAGGTGTCATCTTCCTCATCGGAATCTTCTTCTGAAGAAGATTGTTCTTCCAACTCGCCATTACTTTGTTTTTCAATAATGGATTGTTTTCTTTTTTCAATCTCTTCAGGTGTAAATTCTTCTGCCATAATATTTCATTTTTAGAAGTTTTGTCTTCGTTTCATTTTTAATGGGGTTTAGTCCCCATTTTTAACGACCTTTAAATTCCTGTATCCTTTATCTTATAATCGTTTATTTTTCTTATAAGGATTAAAAATCTATTCATCTCTTTTACCCACCTTATTAGGTTGTCTCGTTTTTCTTCATCTTCTGTGTTTATTACTTTATCTTTAAAATCATCAATACGCTTGGATAGTATGTTCTGGATTATTTCCTGATTATCCTTTAAGAAGTTGATTTCTCTTTTGTCTAATATCATATTGTTGCTATTTGTTCACTTATTGTTCTTGGTGCTTCTGGTGCTGTCTGTGGTGATGGCAATGAGCCTCCTCTCTGGGCACTCACTCCCTGAACCATTGTGTCTATGTATTCTACTTCATCTGGGATTATATCATTTGGATTAAATCCTGCCATGTTAAGCATCTTTTCAAGTATTCTCTTAATCGTCTTATCTTGGAGGATTGTAGGGTTAGAACCGAGTATCTGGAATAGTGTTTGAAGTGTAGGCATTCTTCCTGCTGTGTCTATTGCTTCGCCTACAATATCAATATTCAAGTCATATCTGATATTATCGTAAAGTCCTTTTGGTATTTCAAGTTCTTTATTTTTAAGTCTTTCTGCTTTTATTGACTTGACTATTCTTGCTTGGTCTGATGTTAATCTCCTTATTCCTTTTTCCTTGTTCATCTCTTGGGTTAGTAATGCTCTGAATAATTCTTCTGAACCTTCATCGCTTCCAAGTATTGACCTAACGAGTAATTTGTGTTCTTTTCTTTTCTGGTTTTTAAATACTGGCAACACCCAATCAAATAGAACTTCCTTGATAAAGTCTGCCAAGTCTTGTCTTTTTTGCTCATAAAACCCCGATGCCATTTTTGCTTGTAATACCGTTGAACCTAATGGTGTTCCTGCTGGTGCTCTTGCTCCTGATATTGGTTCGGCGGCAAAGGTTCTCTTGAAGGCATTGTTCTCATATTTCTGCTCTTCTGCCATGTAGAAAGACAAGTTTCTCTCTTCAACTGGAACTGGTCTCAATTCATCATTTAAGAATAATACATCTCCGTCTTCCACTCCTGTCATAAGGTTGGAAGCAACTTTTGTCTCTCTTGTCTGGTAGATGTGTTTTGATGTCCAGTGTAATCCTTGTGATTTGTAGTTTGCTAATCTATTGAGATAGATTTGTTCTTCTAACAGTTTTTCTATTTGTCCTTTTCCAGGCAATCTTCCTGGAACTTTCTCAAACGGCAATTTCTTATAAGGACAATCTTTCTTTGCTGATGCCAGAACCTCGTTAGCAAGGGTAGATATTATAAACCAGTTTTCTTTTGTGTCAAGGTATCCTTCTGGAAACCAACACTCATAAACAAGAACCTTTCCGTCTTTTTCTCCTTTTTTAATTGTCTGTTCTACATTTTCCCAATTATTGTCTCTGCCTATGCTTATAAGGACATCTACATCGTATTCGTGCTTTTCAATTAAGGGAATATTCTTGATGCTGTCTGCATCTGGTCTGAAAATCATATTCTGTGGCGGAACAACTCTTACTTCGTCTTTTACTTTCTTAAGCCACAGGTCTCCATATTTAGACCAAGTATGAGTGTAGTAATTGAGTTCTCTTGCGAAGTGTTTATTTTTTAGCCACATCCTTAATTCTTTTGCCATTATCCAAGCAGGGAAGTAAGAAGCCCAATCTTCTGCTGTCGCCTTCAAGTCTTTAGTGCTGATGTTCAGCATCTTGGAAGCAACCTCAACTGGGAAGTTTACTATGTTATAAAAAACTTTCTTAAATCCTAGCGAATCAGTATCTCCATCTCTAAACTTTGAAGAACTATAAGAGTCTATAAGTTCATATAGGTTCTCCATTGTGGGTGCTAAACTTGGATTTGGATTAAGTGTTGTTTCCCTGTAATACTTTACTTCAGTATCTACGAGTTGTGCTATTTCTTTTGTTGTCATTAGATATATTGTTGTGGTCTTCTTTTTGTTTTTTGTGTCAACCTTTGTTTGAGTCTATTCTCTTCCAGCGGTTTGCCTGGGTTTAATCCCCAAACTGCCAAGGCGAGAGAGTCAACTAAATCATCGTGTAGTCCTGATGGTGCCCCGTATTTTATGTTCTTTAGGGGTTCACCAGTTTTTTCGTTTATGTATTTATATTCAAACGCTTTTAATTCATCTACCAAATATTCGTAGTTGGGAATTCTGATATACTTGTTTTCCATAAAGACTATTAGTTTTCCTATCAGTTCTTCTTTTGATTTCCCAGAGAAAACAAAATCCTCAACGAACAATCCTGCGTCTCTCAAGTCTTCATATATCGGTCTTCCCACTCCTGAAGCGTCAATTATTATTTTGGCGTTGTTGTATCTTTCAGCAAGAGTCTGAATTGTTTTTTTCTGTAAGGGGTAATCCCTTTTGAATTTATCTATGTAAACGACTCTCTTTGTAAAAGCATCCATAACGGTTATCCCTGTCCAATTTTGGGCTTCTCCCAAATCAACTCCCATAACATAATGTCTGCCTGAAAGGGAATCCATTAAAGTGTCTGAAATAATATCGTCAACGTTTTTAAATACAGTGCCTGCGTCTGAAACAAACTCTGCTTCAAACTCCTGTCTGAACAGCATCTCTGGGTATTGTTTCCTTTCTTCCTCTATCATTTCTTCGGTGTAGTTAACCCCGTCTATTGATTTAAATTGAAATGCTGAACCTTTTTCTTTTAATGAAATGAATTTATTTTGAAACCAGTTTCTTCCTCTTGGTGTTGAAATATAATATGCCAGTCCTTTTCTTTCTTTTGAAAGCAGTAAGGGTCTGAGATACTGGTAATAAACTCTGTCTGGAACTCTGGCTGCCTCGTCAACGATAAGGAGGTCTACTCTTTCTCCTAATAGTCCTACTGACTCTGTTGTTGTTTTGCTTTGTATCCAGACATCGTTGCTTATTTTAAATTGGTATGGTCTGTTTCCCCCGCCTGAAACGAACTTTCCCAGCTCTTTGTTGTATTTTAATAGAAATGAACTTATGAAGTGTTCAAAAACCTTTTCTGTTAAAGTATATGTTGGTGCGACAACAAACGCTTTGAAACCTTTTTTGTCAATCATAGCTTCGGCTAATTCCCTGAAAAGGATATAACCAGCCATCATTGATTTTCCAAATCCTCTTCCTGCCGCTATAACAACTTCTTTGTTTTTACAATCCAATACTTCTTTCTGTTTATCAAATGGCTTCCATTGGACTTTTTCAAATATCTTCTTTTCCGATAACATCTTTAAATTTGCTTTTAAGAAACTTTAAATTAGAAAGGACACAATGTCCGCCTATTTTTCCTTTCATATAAATTAAACTGGGTCTCTTGTATTCTGGATAGCCCAGTTTCGTATATCCCTTGTTGTAGTTGTCTGTCCATATTGTCCAAGCCTCAAATGGAACCTTATATTCGTCACAGAGTCTTTTTACCTCTTTTGTCCATTCAATGTCAATTCCATATTTAGAGGTGCTTAATATTTTCATCAGTTCTGTTGTCTCTGGCTTGTCAAATGAATAAATCTTAATTCCTTTTCTTCTAAAAAATTGTATTACTCTCGCGTCTGCCCCACCTATGAATTTTGTAAATGTTGTGATGCTTTCTTCCAAATGGGGATGAATGCCTATCACAGGGCTATGAGAGGCTTTTAACGAACGTGATGTGCCCACAGGGACGGTTGAATGGATAACCGTATATTCTGGGTTGTATTCGCTCTGATATTGTTTGACGTATTTGTTGAATTGGGGACCGTAGGGAAAGCAGATATGAATAATATCATAATTAATGGGATTTTCCCTGCCTATAATTCCAGCCTTGTCTCTTACATCTCCGCCTATAACATTATGGAGAGATTTCCCAATTTCTCCCAATCCTATAATTAAAGATTCTTGCATATTACTCTTCCAAATCGGTAAACATCGCAATAGCTTTAAGTTCACCCTTTGGATATTTATTTTTTAATTTCAATAACATATCAGCAGATGTTAAGCTGCTTCTTTTGTCATCTCCTAATAAAATCTCATATATCCTTGCCAAGATAACGTCATCTTTAATTTGGCTCATCAGGGATTTCCAGCCTTCTTTGGAAGTTAGATTGAGTTTGGGATTAATGGCGGTATTCTCGGAATAACCGCTCTTAAGCATTATTTCTTTAAAAGAAACGCCCTTACCCTTCTCTATTTCTTCTAAGAGGTGTTTAAACGCCATTTTTTGTCTTTGGGTTGGTTCTGTCATATTTATGTTCTGTCATTATTCCTCTATAGCATATTTTTAGCCTTTGGTCAAGCCTTTTGTCAAAAAGTAAATCTTTTGTCAAAAAGAAGGATAACATAGAAGGGTGGTATTATAATAAAGAAGAACCAACAGGACT